AGTGCTATATCTATATCAGGTATTGCTGCCGCTTATAGTATTATAGGACTAGCAACTCTATTTGCAGGTGCGAAGATAGCAATTATTGCTATGGGTACTTCATTAGAAGTTGGTAAGTTAGTTGCCGCCAGTTGGTTGTATCATAATTGGAGAAATCCAAATTTACCACAATCAATAAAAGCATATTTAACAACGTCTGTTATTGTGTTAGTATTTGTAACTAGTATGGGTATCTTTGGTTTCTTATCCAAGGCACACCTAGACCAAGTAAGACCTAGTAGTGATAATACAGTACACATAGCATTAATAGATAGACAGATTTTACAAGAAAACGTTGTTATAGATAGAGCAGAAAAAACTTTAAACCTATTAGACAAAGCATTAGAGGTTTACCTAGATAAAGAATATGTTAGTAGAGGTCTTAAAGAAAGAAAAAAGCAGAAAGAAGAAAGAGATTTTTTAAATAATGAAATAAGAGTTGCAATGGATAACATTGCAGAATTGACATTAAAGAAAGGTAATATAGAATTAGAACAATTAAAGATAGAGGCAGATGTAGGACCTCTTAAATATATTGCAGAACTAATATATGGTGATGAAGCAAAAGAACATTTTGATGAAGCAGTTAGATGGATTATTATTGTATTAATATTTGTATTTGACCCATTAGCAGTATTGTTATTGATTGCTGCTAACATATCAATAAGGGAAAGAAAATTAGCAAATGAAGCGAAGAATAAGAAGAAAGAAAAAGAGATTAATTGGCAAAGGGAGGCGACTAGAGCGAAAACTATATCGCAAGGTCTCCGAGATAAGCAAAGATTTTATAAAACATTTTTTAGTAAATTAGGTAAAAGAGATTTAAAGAATAGAGATTATGAAGACTTTTTTAAAGCAATGGGTACAGAAGAGTTAATGAAATTAGGTTTAGATCCAGATGAGATAAGAATCAAACTAGACCAGATAATGGAATGGAATGAACCAAAGGATAAACCTTATTTAGAATCGGGAGTTAAGAAATGAGAAATATAGCAATACTATTATCACTATTACTTTTAAATGCGTGTGGAGCAACAGCACCAGCGTTTTTAGCAACAAGTGCTGGTACATATTCTGAATATAAAGTTATGTCTATAATAAAAACAGGTGCAGATTTTACATTAAGTTTAGCTGATTTACCAACAACTAACGATATGGTATTATCACGTATAACTGGTTATGAGTGTAAAGTTAGTAGAGCATTAAAAGAAGGTATAGAGTATATTTGTAAAGATGTAAAAATACATCCACCAACGAATACGACCATTGACAAAGATGTTAAAAAGTGATATTATGGTACTTATGAATACTCATTTATACGCTTGTCCTAGATGTGCTGATAAACTGATTAAACAAGCAGAAAAAGCATTAGATAGGTCAGAAACAAAGTGGTCAAAGAACTTTTGGCACGGAGTGTGGAAGAAGTTAAGAAGTAAATATCAACCAGAAGAGGTAACATATCATTAATGAAACAGAAAATATTAGACGCAGTAAGAAAACACGCTGAAGGTAATATTGCTAGAGCAAAGACAAACGTGGATGTATTTTTAAATAATCCAGTTGGTGTTGCAACACATATGGATTCAGTTGAAACAGTTGTTAAAGAATTAAAAGTCATAGCAGATAATAAAGAGATTATTGAAACTCTAAATGACATCTAAAAAAAATATGTCTAGTAATAGAACTCCTAGACGTATACATAGAAATAAAGGTGGACGTAAAAAAGGTACGATTGCACCTATGGTAAAGAAGTATTATAATTTTGGGGCAGCAGATGATGAATTCGGAATAAGTAGTGAGTCAGACTATAATAGATTAAAAAAGAAATATGAAATTAAAAATTAAGAAAACTGAATATCAAGATATCGCTGATTGTATCAGAAGTGACCAAGTACCTGCCTCGGCAGTATTTGAGTACTTTTCTGACAAACCTTTTTATAAATGGTACAAGAAGAGATATTTAAATGCCTAGATATACGTTTGAAAATACGAAGACAGGTAAAACTTGGGTAGACTTTATGATGATTGCAGAAATGGAAGAACTGTTAGAGAAGAACCCACACGTTAGACAAGTCTTATTTCCCCTAAATATAGTATCTGGTGTTCAAGGGATAACTCATAAGACCGACCAAGGATTCAAAGATGTTTATAGCAAGATTGCAGAAGCACACCCAAATAGTAATTTTGCAAAAGCACATAGACGTAGAGGCATAAAAGAAATTAAAACAGAACAAATAAGAGCTAAACATAGACTAATAAACAAAAAAGAACACGGAGTACCAGATTAATGGCAGATAAAGATATACCTGATTTTATGCGTGGATTTGATTTAGATAACGATTGGGGTTTTACTCCAGTATCATCTAAACCATCAGACACACCAAGCATTGATCCTAAAGTAGTAGAAGGTACAAACATAGAACTATCTAAAGTTAAGTCAGATGTTTCTACTATTAAAAGTATGATGAACGAAATTATGCAAATAGTGAACGATAAAGAAACGATAACAAAAGAGATTGATGATGAATCTATTAAAGCAAGGTTTAAAGATATTGAAAAGATTGTGTTACCGTTCTTATACAATTTACAAAAAAGTGATGAACCTTATATACATTGGCCGAATAGAGGTCCAATTATAAAAGGTCAAATAGAGAAACTATTAAAGTTAACAAGAGGATAATAAATGAGATTAACCGAAAACTTTTCATTGTCGGAGATGGTTAAAAGCCAAACCGCTGAAAGACACGGCATTAGTAATAATCCTAGTGAAGACCACCAAGATAATTTAAAGGAATTGTGTGAGAACATACTACAACCGATTAGAACACATTATGGTAAAGTAGTATCAGTATCAAGTGGGTACCGTTCACCAGAGTTATGTGTTAAGATAGGTTCAAGTTTAAAATCACAGCACGCCAAAGGGCAAGCCGCTGATTTTGAAATATTTGGGTTACCAAATGCTGAACTAGCAAAATACATTATTGATAATTTAGATTTTGACCAATTGATATTGGAATACCACAATGTGGATGAACCGAATAGCGGTTGGATCCATTGCTCATATAAGAATTCAGAAGATAATAGAAAGCAGATATTAAGAGCTTATAGAAATTCTGATGGAAAGACGATATATGAGCCATATGACCCTAGTTGAGAGGTTAAAATTATTGATGATGATAGAATCAATGAACGTAATAAAATCATTGATATGTACGCTCAAAAGGGTACGTAATAAGCATTGACAAATTGGCAATATAATGTTATTATATGATTATGAGTATAAAAAAACAGATTGAAGTATTAAAAGATACAATCAAGTGGTTCAGAACTCAAATTGAACCACACGATTGTGGATGGATGTACACAACAATAGATGGTATCAAACACCGAATTAGTGTATTAAGAAAGAAATTGAGGAACAAATAATGGCAGATAAATTTACTTGGATTAATATTGATAAGACAAAACTTCCAAAAACAAAAGGTAGACGTATAAACGGTTTCCGTTTCTATGATGTAGATGGCAAGAACTATCCATCTATCACTACAGTTTTAGGTGTTCAGAAAAAAGCAGGATTAGAGAAGTGGAGAAAAGCAGTTGGTGAAGAAGCAGCCAATTGGGAAATGGGTAGAGCGGCACGTAGAGGCAAAGCAACTCATACACTTGTTGAACAGTATATCAAAGGTGAAACACCTAGTATTAGGGATGTACTACCTTTAGGTATGTTTAGATTGATGTTGCCTTATTTAGCACAAATTAATAACATACATTTACTAGAAGAGATTATGTACAGTCATAAATTGACCATTGCAGGTCAAGTTGATTGTGTTGCTGAGTACAATGGCAAGTTATCAGTAATAGATTTCAAGACAGCGAACAAGGAACGTAAAGAAGATTGGATAGAAAACTATTTTGTCCAAACAACTGCCTATGCAATTATGTATGAAGAGCTATTTGGCAAACGCATAGACCAATTAGTTATCTTAATGGCAGGTGAAGACGGCACAATGCGTTCTTTTGTCAAAGATAAAAAAATATTTGAGCCAAAACTACAAGAATCTATACAGTATTTTTATAAATACTATGAAGAACTAAACAAAGATAAAATCAAGCAAAATCATTAACAAAGTGGCTAGAGATTATCCACGAGAGGTCACTTATGTTAAAAAGGTTAAAATCAATAATATTTGGAGCAGTACTCATAACTATGAGCACACTTGCTATGGCGGAGCAGGAAACATCACCATTGCCTGAATTTCCAAGTGAACAAGGACAATTATATTGGTTACAAATGCCTGTTATATGTGGAACAAGTGAAAGTGTACTTGCATATATAGAAAAGAACGAAATGACTTTGGTTAATGTTTCTGTTGGTAGAGATAGAGCTAGACCAGATGGTGAACCAGTTTTTATAGTAAGTTATTATGTTGACCCTACATATACAATATCACTTGTAGTTATGTCAACAATGAATGGACTAGAGTCTTGTATGTTATACAAGTCATTTGATTTAAAGTTTAAAGGCAAAGGAATAAGTTTATAATGAATTTGACGTTGAAGGTTAGATAATAGTTGGAGAAGACGTGAGTGCAATTCTCACCATCTCCACCATAAACACATTGATTTCAAGTGTGCTTATGGGGGATGATACAGGATCGATTCACAATCAAAACTAACTGGAGTTAGATAGTAGGTTGCTACTTTAAAGGACAAACATATAAAAGCTAACGAAAGTTATGCTCTTGCTGCCTAGTTAATAGGCAAACGGCGTTGTGTAGTACGTGGCAACAGAAACTACACACTTTACATTTGCTAATAAATATGTTATAGTAATAAAATGAACTCAAAAGAATTTTCTTTAATCATAGAGGACATAGTAAAAAGGCATAAAGATATGTCATATGTGGATGCTATTGTTAAATATTGTGAAGAAAATACTATTGAAGTTGAAACTACAGCACGTCTAATTACAAAACAACTCAAAGAAAAAATACAACATCAATCAGCACAACTAAACCTGTTAAAGGGTGGTAAACCTGGAGTATTACCATAATGATAAAAGAATATTTAAAAGTAATTGGATTAGGATTAGTTTGGTTCTTTATGAACTGGAAATCTTTAGTGTTCTATGCATTGTGGGCAACAGTTACATTAGTTGCTTTGTTTGAAGGTGGGGTGTTAAGTGCATTATTTGTTTTTATGGCATTATGGGGAGTATATAAAATAGGGAAGTTATTTTAATGTCAGTATGTCAATGTGGAAGGTCACCAACACAACTTTGTATAGGTTGGCATAGTTTAACAGAAGAAGAATATAAAAAAAAGAAAAAGAAATATGATGAATTGAAAGAAGAGGAAAAGAAAGAGAATCCTTTTCACGCAAGAGCAATAGATGGATATGGAGAATAATGGACATAGAACTTATAGATAAATTAGGTACTGACCTATCAGTAGTAAATGCTGCTAGAGTATCATTTGCAAAAAGAAAAGATGTACTTGATGAAAAAGATGACAAGTTAATTAAGTATTTGGCATTGCACGGACATTGGTCACCATTTGCTCACGCCTTTCTATCATTTAGAATTAAAGCACCTATCTTTGTTGCAAGACAATTAGTTAAACATCAAGTAGGTTTAAGTTGGAACGAAGTGAGTAGACGATATGTTTCAGATAAACCAGAGTTTTATATACCTTTTATGTGGAGAAAGAAACCAGAGAAGAGTATTAAACAAGGTTCAAGTGATGAAGAAATTGAATTTGATATTACAGAATTAATAGATACTTGCAAAGGAACTTATAACTATATGTTAGAAGAAGGTATAGCACCTGAAATGGCAAGAATGGTGTTACCTCAATGTATGATGACCGAGTGGATATGGTCAGGTAGTGTATTTGCATTTAGTAGAGTTTGTAATTTAAGGAGTAAGAGTAATGCTCAAGCAGAAACAAGAATGGTCACTCACCAGTTATCAAGACATATGAAAGACCATTTCCCAATTTGTTATAAGTATTTGATAGATTAGTATGGCATATGGAGGATTTGACGTATATAAGATATATCTAGGAGTTAAGTTGCATTTTACAACAGACACCTATGACTATCATAAATATAGTGGAAAGGTAAATGCTACATTGGATTCATTTACCAAAAGAAAAGATAGATACTTCTTCTATAAGTTATCTACAAGATATAGTCCAAGTGAAGTGCTTGATTTCTTTGTAAGTAATTTTATTGACGATAGTAAGAAATGGATAGGGAATTTATTAAATGACAATGGACACAAAACCTACCTTCAGTACAGAAAATATTTTGAGTCTTTTGACTACAGTTTACGAAGCAGTATTAATAGTATTGTTTATGACTTTAGTAGGAGGGGCATTTCTTTTGATGATGGCTTTAGCGTGGTTAATGGGCAACATCCACGAATGCTACGATTACTTATTCAACGGAAAGTTTCATACCCAACCGCCATCATACTTGATTCAGTCCTTGGTTTTATTAAAGACTGGGATAAACAAGTTACGGAAAAAGTTGTGTGGACTGATATGTCCAGAAAATTGCGGAAAATGAAACCATTTATATCATTTAACAAGACTAAAGCTAAATTAGTAATGAAAGAGATTATAACTAGTGAACTCAAATCTTAATAAGAAAATAAATGGTACGTGGACTGTACAAGAGATACTAGAGGCAATGGAGATTATATGCAACCAATAGTCATAGATAATTTTTTAGATAAAAAAGATTTTGATGAATTACATATAAAGATAATGGGTAGATATTTTCCTTGGTTTCATTTTGATGAAATAATACTAGAAGAAGAACATAAAAAAGATATGACATTTTATGTAACGCATATGATGTATGACAATGACAGACCACTATTTACTACATCTTTTGAATTAATGGATCCAGTCTTGAATAAATTAATGAAATTAGAAGATCCAAATATTCGTATGATTTCTTTAGTAAGAGTAAAAGTAAATTCATATCCTAATCAAGGTACATTTAGGGAACACACTATGCATACAGATTGGCCGTTGCTAGGGAGTAAGGATAATTTAAACCGTAGGGCGTGTGTATTTTGTATAAACACTTGCAATGGATATACAAAGTTTGAAGATGGTACTAAAGTTGATAGTGTTGCAAATAGAGCAATATTATTTGATTCAACCATTCCACATTGCAGTACAAATACAACAAACGATACAAGAAGAGTTAATATAAACTTTAACTATTTTTAAATGAAAACAATAGTAATAGATAATTTTTTAGATAAAGAAGATTTTGATGTATTAGAAGAAAAGATAATGGGTAAATACTTTCCTTGGTTTTATTATGACACAATAGTAAGAACATCTGATAGAGGAAAAATTGGTTATCAATACTTTAATATGCATATGTTATATGACAATGACAGACCAACATTTACTACATCTTGGGAAATAATGGATCCAGTTTTACGTAAATTACAAGAATTTAAAGATCCAAATATTAAGATGGAAACTTTATTAAGAGTAAAAGTAAATTCATTTCCTAATCAAGGTAAGCTTATTGAACACGGTATGCACCGAGATTATGCTTTTCCTAGTGTGGGGTGTGTGTTTGCTTTGAACACTTGCAATGGATATACAAGGATAGGAGATAAGAAAATTGATAGTGTTGCAAATAGAGCAATACTATTTGATCCAAGTACTGACCATACTAGTACAAGCACAACAAACGATACAAGAAGAGTTAATATAAACTTTAATTACTTAAATGTGCAAGGTAATATATTTAAATGATTGATTATATTTTAAATGGTGGAATATCAATTCATTATAATTTCTTCACAAAAGAAAAGTATAATAATATTAAATCAGATTTAGATAGGTTGAACTATGAAGCACAACATCAACCAGGAAGTGGGTATTATGGTAATAGATTGCAGGCGTATCCTTGTTATGAAAATCAATATGATAAAGAGAACGATTATATCACAAATAAAATAGAAGGTATACTACAAACTAAAATTATTGATTTCAGGACAGTTGCTAGAAAGATTATATTGAGTGAAATAAAACAATCTCCACAAAACTTTGGTAAATATGGTCTTGTACATAGGGACTATCCAGCAGGTGAAAAAGAAGAACCTATAATAGCAGGTATGATGTACTTTGACCAGGCATATGATGGTGGTACGGCATTTTTTAATAATCAAATGGAGAGAGTGCCAGACATTTATATAAGTGCTGTTCCAAATAGACTAGTTTTATATCACGGTGGTAGATACCACTCTCCTTGTTTAGATTATACCTTTAAAGAAAGATTAACATTATCTTTCTTTTTTAAAATAGAAAATAATAAATCATACTGTGGATTGTACGAAAAATGATAATATCAGAAGACGTTGAAGAGTTAGCAAAAGAAATTAAAGAAGAAAAAAGGTCTAGTAGAGTATTCTGTATCGGTAACGGTGAGAGTAGAATAGGTATAGATTTATTAAAGTATAAAGAATTTGGTAAGATATATGGTTGCAATGCCATTTATAGAGATTATCCTAATTTATGTGATGTGTTAACTGGTGTAGACCACGGAATGATACACGAAATATATCACGCAGGTATGGCACAAAAGATACCTTGTTATTTTAGAAATTGGACTAAAGTGCCTGCTCATACATATGACGCAATAATACAAGATGGTTTACCTAAAGAAGAATTAGATAGAGCAATAGAACAAGGTGCTGTTATAACCAATGGACGTGGTGATAGTAAAGAATATGTTTTACACGGTTCTAATTTAAAAGGTGTAGTAAGTGTATTGACAGATGGTGCAGTACTTAAAAGGAAAGTTGACCAAGCTCAAATTAAAGTTAGTTGGATAAAAGAACCAGATTATTCACACTCATTAGATGATGTATGCGAACCTAGAGACCACGGTTGGGCGTGTGGGGCAAGTGCTGGTTTGGTTGCAGTTAAGAAAGAGAATCCTTGTGAAGTGTACCTAATAGGACACGATTTACATAGTCATAATGAAAAGATTAATAATATCTACAAGAGTAGTAAGCATTATACAGCAAAAGATAACAGTCCAACACCAGGGTTGAATTGGATCAACCAATGGAGAACTATGTTCCAATGGTATCCAGACATACATTTTTATAAGGTCAATAGATATAATGATGGCAGGGATAAGGTCAATGGACCTATTGAAGAGTGGAAAGGCATACCTAACCTGAAGTACATAGATTATACCACACTTGACTCTATGCTCTAATTATGTTATATTAGACATAGTGAGTGTATAAATAATAATGAAGACGATTATATAGTCTACACAAATACAACGAATATGTTAATACAAAAGGAGAATACATATGGATTTTGAAACATTAAAATCATCATCAAGTAACTTTGATAAGATTACAAAGGCACTTGAAAAGAACCTCGGTCCCGAGGATCAAGCAAACAAAAACAAGTATCAAGACGATAGACTTTGGAAACCAGAGTTAGATAAAACTGGTAACGGTTATGCTGTTATTAGATTTTTACCTGCGTCTAACAACGAAGAAATGCCTTGGCAAAGAGTATGGTCACACGCATTTCAAGACAAAGGCGGTTGGTACATTGAAAATTCATTAACAACTTTAAATACTAAAGATCCAGTTAGTGAAGATAATACAAGATTATGGAATACAGGTGTTGATAGTGATAAGGATATTGCTCGTAAGAGAAAAAGAAAATTATCATACTATTCTAACATCTATATTGTTAGTGATCCAAAACATCCCGAAAATGAAGGCAAAGTTTTCTTATACAAATTTGGTAAAAAGATATTTGATAAGATATCAGAAGCAATGCAACCTCAATTTGCGGATGAAAAGGCAATCAACCCATTTGATTTTTGGAAAGGTGCAAACTTTAAACTAAAAATTAGAAAAGTTGATGGTTATTGGAACTA